GACGCCGTTACGCCAGCGTGTAGCTCATACGCTTCCTTGACGGTGTACGCCTGCCCTGTGTTAGGGTTGGCGATCTTCGTCGTAGCGACGATCTGGTCGGTGTAGCGATCCAGATCCGCACCGTATACCCCTCGCGCCTCCTGCACCTGCTGATCGACATACGCGGTCTGCTGGTGCTGGACATACTGGTTGGCGTGCTGCAACTGACCTTGCAAGGCTTGCACCTGTTGCGTCAGTCCGTTGATATGGTTGCCGACCTGATGTTGGACGATTTGCTGCACGGCGTCGATGCCGCGCTGCTCCTCCTCCGATACGTTGGCCCTCATCTGATCGATGGGGTCGGGCGGCGGTGGGGGTGCGGCCATCTGCTGTATGCGTCCGGCCCACTCGTTGCGTTCTGTCGCAAGCTGGTTGCGCTGCTCTGCAAGGTCTTGCTGTGTGCGCGTAAACTGCGCCTGTAGGTTCTTCGCCAGCGGTATCAGCGGTTGATACTGCTGTGGCACGGACTCCAGATCGGCGCGAAGCCAATCGGTCTGTGCCGGATCGAAATCCGATGTCTCGCCGTCAGAGTGTCCAGCATCATCAGACGGGGCCGCATCCTGGGTATCTTCAAACAGTTCGACCGTGTTGGTCGACTCGTCTGAAGCGCCAGTGTCGGGTGCCGCGTCGTCGCTGCCGGAGTCCAAGTCTAGAATACCTTCGGACATCCTTTATTGCTCCTTTGTGGCCTGCTCGGCTGCGGCTATCGCCCCATCGGGGGTGTCGCCCCAATAGATCGGTTCGCTGCTGCGTGGAGCAGGCTTAGTTACGTCGGAGGTGATGTGGTTGCGCGAGCCGCCGACGGCGTCGGCCGACTCCATTACGTTGTACTTCTTCATCAGTTCTTGTTTGTGCGAGTAGCTTTTCACGACCTCACCAAAACCGGCGTGGTAGCGACCGTACATCGACGAGTGGTCGTGGTGTATGAGGTTGTTCTTGCGGAAGCGCATCGACGCTGTCTCGCCGCACTCGCTACATTTGATTTGACGCTTGATCGTCTTATAGTTGGCAAAAGCCACGTCGGTCATGTTGTGGCCGCAGCTGTCGCACTCAAAGTCGTGGAATACCATCGTTTAGCCTTGTCCTGGTGCGCGTTGCACTGCTTGACTCATCTCCTGCGCCTGCGACCGTACGAGGCTTACGATGCCGCCGTCGCCCTCGCTGGCCTGTGCGCCGTCGGCACCCGTAGCTTGCGGTGCGCCGCCTTGCGCCATCTGGTCGAGGTATTGCTGGTGCTGCGCCATATGGGTCTGGGCGACCTGCAAGACCTGCTGCTGCTGCGCTGGCAAGAGTTGTTGGAACTGCGGCAACTGCTGTATGGTCTGATGGGTCTGTATGTGGATCTGGTGGTCTTCGTCCGGCGTGACGCCAGGGTCGCCACCGGCGAGGAGGTAGGCGATGTTTTCGAGGTTAGCCGCCTTGATGGCGTCGGCGTTTTGCGACTGACCCAGGTATTTGTCGGGGTCTTGAACGCGAAACGCCTTGAGCAACCCTTTGATCGCTTCGTTGCGGTTTATCTCCGGCAGCCCGATGGTGAAGTTGAACAGTTGCAGCGCATCCTCGCGCTCCAGTTGCTCCGTCAGCGGCTGCATCGAACCGGCTTGTATGTCGACTTTGAACCGTACGCGCAGTAGGTTGGCGGTGACGGCCTCAAAGACAGGGTCGGCGTCGTTTTGCGCGACGTTGATCAAAAAGTTTTCGGGGGTGTAGCGCGGATCGGCCATCATCCGCAGTGAGTTGCGTACGATGGTGCGGTAGCAGTCGGCGACGCGTAGCTGCATCCACTCGCGGTTGATCTGCGAGAAAGACGCCTGCAACGACGCTTGGGTCGCCGTGACCTTGGGGCCGCCGCCCATCGCCAGTTGACTGACGTTGAGGCTCTGCTCTTCGTAACCGGCGGCGGTGTTCTCCAGGCCGATCTGGTCAGGAGGTATAGAGCCAAAGTCGACACCCTTCATCGCCGTCGCTGGGTCTTCAACCCATATGATCTCGCCGTCGCGCCCCTCTTCCAGTGTGTCGCCCAGGTCTTGGTTGGCTTCGCGCTCACGGCGGCTGGCAAGGACGATACGCTGGAAACGCTTCAGCAGGTCAGCACGTCTCGACACCGACTCAACGATCAAGCTCTGGGTGTCCTCGATGTACGCCATCGGCGGTTGGCCGTAGAACGACTTCTCGGTCTGATCGAACTTCATGGCGTAGTACGGAAAGCCGCCGTCGACGAGGTAACCGCCGGACGGCTCAAACTCACCCGTCATCATAGGTTCGCCGGTAAACGGGTCGGGCGTTGTCACCGCCTCCATCGCCAGCATCGGGTGGTCGACTTCTTCTATCGGCTCTTTGACGCCGTCGGCAAAGGTGATGCGCTTTTTGTGGATGCGGTCGTGGACCTCATACAAACAGACCATCTTACCGCGCTCCTTGGAGGCGGTGATGGCGTCGGCCTCGTCGGAGTGGGCCGCGTCCTCGAAGTCGTACATCATGCCCTCGCCAGCAGCGTCTTCTGACATCGGTTGTATCTGGCGTCGGTTGACGAAACGCTGGTCTTCTTTGACGAACTCCAACGGCACCAAGATTTTTTCGATGATGAAACGGGCGTGCGACAGCTTGTGGGGGGGTGTCAAGGGGTCGAGGTAAATGTTAAACGGACTCACCCGTTGGCAATATGGAAAGTCGTTCTCCATCGAGTCGTTGACGGTGTACGGTGCCTCGATGTCCTCGTCGCCAGGGGGGTTATAGCCAAACTTGAGCCACCCTACACTACAGAAAAGGGCGTCGAAGATGCACTGCTGGACGTCGGACTTAGCGTCCATCTGTTCCAGTGCCGCGTTGGCAACGCGCTCCAATATCTCGGACGCAAACTCACGTTGCGGCTCATCGACTTTGAAGTAGACGTGGGGGTAATTAAAAGAAACCGACGCGATGATCTGACGGGCTAGGGGGTACATCCGCGAGATCTTGACGATCTTATCGTCGCCAAGCCCAGGCACATCGAAGTCAAGGTCGTACGTCTTCAGCAGACGACGCCACAACTTATGGCGGTCGCGCATGTACTTACGGCCGTTTTCTATCGAACCTTGCCAAAAATCGATCTGGGCTTGTTTCACAATGACCTAGCGGTGAGAGTGGGTACGGGCTGCAACCCGTCGCGCTTACTTCTTTTTCGGACTACGCCTCTTGGTGTTAGTCACCTTGCGGCCGGTCGCCTTCGCTGCCTTCTTAGCAGCGGCGCGACCAGACGGGGTGTAGGCGTAGTGCTTAGATCCTACCTTGGGCATTACTTACTCTTGCCAGCTTTGAGGTTGTCAGCACCGGCCGGACGAGGCTTGACGCGGGTCTTGTTGGACTTCGGCTTGCTCTTCGTCGCGTGGGGCGTGCCGTTGAAACCTTTCATCGTTTGCTCGGTTCGTATGCCGTCGAAACGGTCGTTATTATTCGAAACGGTCGTTATTATGCGTAAGCGTAGCGGCCATTACGTCGGCCGGTTTGTGTTGCAAGCTGGTCAATCATCTCCTGGCCGGTGCCTTCGTACGGTTCCGGCTCAGTCACACGGTGCGGCTTGTAAACGTGCATCATTGCGTAGCGCAACTCGTCGGCGGCATGATCCTCGGCCGTCGTATCGAGATCTTCTGGGTTTTTGCTGCTGCGCGGCAGCGTCGGCATCGTTCGCATCAGCGCGTCGTTCCACCCGTCGAAGACGTAAAGTCGCTCCTTGATCAACGCATCGTTTAATACGCGCCAGCCGGTGATGCGGTCGTTGTTGGCACGCGTCAGAAAAATGCCGTGGTCGGCGAAGACGTCGGCCGGTGAATGGTTGATCACCTCCGACAAGCGCCTTTTTACAAACATCGATGGGTCCGCATAGGTCGCCTGCGGATACCGGCCGCCGGTGAACGGACAACTCTCGATCATCTGGGCAATGCGGTGTGCGTGCTGCGACGCCGTCGCGTTGCCTTGATAGTATTCACACAGGCGGTAGACGTTGGAATCGAAGTCAACGGTATACAGCGAATAGCAACTAGGTGAGCTTTCTCCATAGTCTAATCCACCAAAAAGTGGCCAGTGATCCGGTATCTCAAACGACGGTACCGCAATCTTTTTCGCGTCCCAGTTGGTAAAGTATTGACCGACAAAAGCGTTCCAATCGCCTTTCAGCCATGCGGCGATCAGTGCCTCGTCGCCCACGCCTTCCAACCGCTTGATGTAGCCTGGGTCGCGCTTTAATAAAATCTTGTTGTCGGTGACGAGGCTGCGGATATACATCCGCTTCATGCCGTCGTCGCCTTCGATGATCGACGACTCCGGCCCTGCGTCGATAAAGTATTTCTTGATGTTGCCGTGGTTGGCACCGCCAGGGTTGCCCGACGACCGTATGCGCTTATTCGGTATCGTCGCAGCACCCGTCCGCAAGCACGCTTTCAGCTTGTGGTAGGCTTTCATGTCCGTCCAACTCGTTAATTCGTCCCATCCGATCCAACTGTATTGCTGCCCTTGGAAATGGTCGGCGTCGGCCTCGTTTTCCAAGTGGCGCAGCTTCAAGACCGCGCCGTTAGCGAACTGCCATTGATGCGTCCCGACCTTGTATTCGGCGTCGGGGTAGGCGTCGCGGAAGATGATACGCGACCGGTCAATGATCTCATCCAACTCAGGGTAGGTACGTCGTATCAAGACGCCCTTCCAATGCTCGCCGTAGGTATCGACATCGGCGAGGTAGTCACCCAGCAAAAACTCCGACTTACCACCGCCACGCGCCCCACCGAAAAACAACTCATCGACGAACGAAGCGCGGATCGCCTTTTCCTGGGGTCCAGGCTGCGGTCGCCACGTCGTCATCGCATTCGTTCTAGCGAAAGATCGGGGTCGACTGTATATCTTTTACCCGATGCTTCCGGTGCCGAACCGGATGGAATGCCTTGCACGATCCTATCCAAGTATCGAAATCGTTGCTGCTGTTTTTGTAAGTTTTTTTGATGTCCAACAAAAGCAATGTTGTCGTCCGTGATCTCACCATCATCGACCTTAGCAAAGACCATTCCGTCCTTAACTACACCGCCTTGTGAGTAAATGTCATTTAAATCTTGTTGCGTAAAGTTCATAGTACGCGGAGGTCTGACAGCCGATCCAGTTTCATCGGAAAACATAGGCTGGCCGCGACCATACGCATCGGGGTCATCAACAATTCTGACAGTCATAGTTTCCGGCGCTTGACGCTGCGACATCTGTCTGCCGTATTCGTCGCCACGCGTATCTTCAAAGCCTTCGTCGGAGCGTTGCACTTCCAACCCCAGCATATCCGCTTTTTTGTTCATACAGCCGCCTCTTCAACTAAGTTTGCGTCGGTCACCTGCGGCTTCAGCGTGCGTGCGATATGCTGCGCGATCTGCGGCACGATAGCGTTGCCTAATCCTCTAAGTCGGTCCACCCGATGGGGTATCCCATAAGCCAAGCGACCCACGTTGGGTTCAGTTGCCCAGTTTTCGTTGTAGCGGTCCTGCCATCGGCTCGATGCACTTCGACGTTGAGCGGATAACTGTTGCGCTTCCATTGGCTTGGACCAGCGTCGTTCTCCGAATCCTGCACCGTGGGCGTCGGCCACAAGCCAGAGTCTTTTGCGGAGGTGGGGCGCACCCACGTCGGCAGCGGATACAATGTGCCACTCCGCGTCATACCCGATTTCGGCCAGCGATCCGCAAACTTGGTCGATGCCTCGGTTAAGGAGGTTTGGCACGTTCTCCACGACTGCGAATCGGGGTCGTAATTCGCCAATAATTCGGTGGTAGTCCCACCAGAGAGCAGAGCGTTCACCATCCAACCCCTCCTGCTTGCCTGCGAGACTCAAATCCTGACAAGGAAAGCCGCCGGTGATCACATCCACCGACTCCAGGTTGTGGAGGCCGCAGTCGCGCACATCGTCGTAGCGCGGCACCTCCGGCCAATGCTTTGCCAGCACCTTGTTGCAATATTTGTCGATTTCGACTTGCCATCGTATCTCGTAGCCTTCGCGTTCAAAACCCAGATCAAAACCGCCTATACCAGCAAAAAGCGACCCGACCGTCGGCTTCATCCAGCCGCTTCCTCAACCAAATTCGCGTCGGTCATCTGACGGTTCTGGGCCACCCACTCCTCGTACGACTCCGCACGCGGCGGCAGGTTGATGCCCTTGATCTCGACGGTATGATCGACTTGTACGCGGTGATCGCCGACTTCTTCGCGTATCTCCTTGAGAACCTTCAACTTAAGGCTGATACGTTGGTCGTCGATCTTGTCGTAGAGCCGTTCCAGCGCCAAAACGCGGTTTTTCCTCCACGCCAACGGCACCTCGTCGAAGTCCTGGCGGTCGCGCTCCAACTGGCGTTGCAACTCGGCATCGAACTCAGGGTCTTTGCGCCAGCGGAACACCGTCGACTTCTCCACGCCGACCGTCTTAGCGATCTTATCGTTGACCAACTTGGGGTTCCAGCGGTCAAGGACGACCAGCTGCACCGCCTCCAACTGTCGATCCGTCAGCGCCATCAATAACTCCAGATCGTCGGCCGCTCGGCCGGAAAATCGTCTAAATGCGTAATCGTATCGAGGTGAATGAACCGCCCCTCGCCAGATTGCTTAACGCCGATGCCGGTAAAACCAGCGTCCATCGCCACCGAAACGACCTTATACGCCGTAGCGCCGCGACAGACCACGTCAAACGCCTGGCCCAATGTATGAGAACCGCCGCGCTCCTTCGATGCCTCGGTAAAACCACAATCCATCGCCACCGAAACGACCTTATACGCCGTAGCGCCGCGACAAACCACGTCAAACGCCTGGCCCAGTGTATGAGAACCGCCGCGCTCCTTCGATGCCTCGGCCGGATGGTCCGGCGACCGGTAGGCGCTGGAGACCGGCAACGGCAACCCCACCGCATCGCGCAGGCGCTGCAAGCAGTCCATCGACGTCGGGTCCAACCGGCACTCGCCGCTATGAGAGCAGATCATCTCACGTTGGGCGAAGTTAGGCCAGCGTTGCGACGGCCAGTTATCGGCGGTATACGACGTCATCATATACCAAAAATACCAATGTCAAATTTCCGCGAAAGTGAACAAACGGGTGATAGGTGCAAAAATTGCACACTTGACAAGTATCGAAAAAATCGTTAAATTTCCAGGGCACGTCGCGAAAACGAAGCTACGTTAGTAGCTAAGTTTTCCAACGTTGTACACGTGGAGGCGTCGTACAACGTTGGTACAACGTCGGCAACGTTGTACATCATTGCTGACAATGACTACATGTTGTAGGTAAGGAAGGACAACGTAGCTAGCGTACGTCGTTGTACAACGCTAGCGCCGGCAAACGTTGTACAACGACGAGCTTTGGAATTTTGAAGGTTGTCATTGGAGGGCTTGGCTGCTTGCGGCAGTCAGGCCCTTCGTCGTACTACGTTGCCAACGTTGTACAACGGCGTCCACCGTCCAGCGTGAAAAAATTCAAAAAATATCACAGCACCAGGCGACGTACGCTGCCAGCCGTCGACGGCGATCCGCATCGAGGGCCGCGTCGGCAACGACGGGGGCGGTGGTGGTGCTGGGCAGAGGGCCACGTATGGGCGGGTATATACGGGTTCGATTCGGTTTTCGACGGCCCTGGTCGCTTCGCCTTAGATCGCGCCGATTTGCGCCAGAAATGCGCCAGATTTGCGCCGATTTACGCCGATTTACGCTTGAAAATAAATGCGCGATAATTGCCCTTTTA